AAAATTGAAGTTGATCCTCTTACAATCTTAACACCAATAATTCCAACGCCGTTAATAAAGGTATGTAAATTTGTAATTACATATACTTTACTTGATGAAAATTTTGGTGTTATTGTTACAGACAACCCAGAATCAGTATAAGATTGAGATGATATATCTGTTTGTGTATTATATTCTCCTTCAACAATCTGTACCACACCGCCTGGGATATGCACATTTGATGCAGCAGTTGCCCCTACGATATTATCTACTGTTAATGTTGATGCCATTCTCTATCTCCTATACGATTGACAAGTTGCCACTAACAGTAAGTGTGACACCATCTGCAACCGCCAGAGGGCCTGCTGCAAGTGCATTGTCTGTTGATGCAATTGTTACGTTTGTGTTTAATGTTGGTTCGTGTACTCTGAAGATATGTCCCTTACCATTAGTAGAACTTCCGCCATCACTTTCTCCTTGGAAAAAACCACCACCCAAGTCATCTCTTGCAGCAGTGGCAATCTTTGCCAGTGTTACTGCACCGTCTGTGAGTTCAGCAGTTGTTACTGCGTTTGCCGCCAAATCTTCTGCAGCGATAACGTCAACTCCGATACTTCTTGATACTATTTTTCTAATTGCCATTTTTCTATCCTTTAACCTATTAACCTACCGCCGAATTGACCCCAAGAGAAATCTGTTCCAAACCAACTGCCTGAGTCTGTATATAGATATAATGTATCGCCAGCTGTAAATTCACCTATGTAATTAAAGGTTGCAGATGCATGAGCAGATGTGTCACCACCGTTATCTACACGACAGCGCATCTGTCGATTTGCAGTACTGTAACTATTTTTAATCAAACTTATATCATTAGATGTTTGATTGTTACCAGTTAAAACAGCGGCATGAAAAGAATAAACACCATCTACTGGACAAGTAAATTTGCCTGTAGATGTATTGTAGGCATTTCCTTTATTCAGTGTTGTATTATTACACACATAAATATTTCCAGAAGATACGGCGCCCGCAGTCCTGTTAGCTTGAAAGGCAACCATGTTTGGGTTTAATATGCGACCACTACTATCTACCGTCAATGCACTAGTGCCACCAGTGTGTTGAATTTCATTTACTTTTAATGTACTTGCCATATCGTTTTCCTAATTCTTTATACTATTTATTCGTCTTGACCAGTGGTTGGGTTATAATTTTTAGCATCTTCGAAGAAAGATGAGGTTTCACTGAAACCAAAATCACCATCATCTGCATCCCAATCTGAAGGAGCAACATCTGCTGGTAGTGGAGTAGCAGAATATCTCTGTTCTCTTTTCGGAGCAGCAACCTGTAAGTCTGTATACTGATCTACCTGTACAGAACGAATAACACCTTGTGAAGTTACTGGGCCATATAGATAATACTTTGCAGTAAAACTTAGTGTGTAAATAATTGCCCTACGACTTGCGAAGTCTCCTTCATAATCATCTTCATACTGAATATCATTCAATACAATAGGAATGTCTCTGATAATATCTAGTTCAGCTGATTCCTTTAAAGTAACTGTGTACTCTGGTTGAAAGTATGGAAGTATTTGTTCAATAATCTGTAGTGCATCGTCTGAGTTTTTACTCATAATGAAAAGTTCAAAGTCTACGTTGTATGGTACAGGCATAAATCCAGACTTAATCTGTTCAGCATTCGTACCATTCGCCGCCTTCTTGACTTTGATTGATTTGTTTAGTTTTCTGTTTGGGTCATAAGAAAGTCCACTAATCTCAAAACCAATACGAGGAAGCGTCACTGCTACCTTCTTGTTTAAAGCAGGGTCTTCTCTTAGTCTCGCCAACCATTTTGCTTTTGGCCCATATGCAAGCGGCACCTTCATTGTTTGTGCAACATTGCCTGCGGCATCTTTTTTTGCAAGTTGGATGTTGTTAAAAACTGAACCAAATCCAACTACGACATTTCTTGTCGATTCGTTATAAAAGTAATTTCCAATCATAATTTATTTCCCAGCATCTCCAAATGGATTAGATTCGGAGAAGTCTAATATTGTATCATCTTCACTGTCAAAGAAATCGTTCATTGCGTTTTCGTCAATAGTGTCAACTTTATAAGTTTCCTGTATTATATAGGACGCATCGGCACCCTGTACTGAGTTCTCAACTTGTAGAGAACCACCATGTGTTTCATCTTCTGATATAATGTTATCTCCAGAACCAGAAGCTTCTTGGATAATTAATCCTGATGAATCTTCTAAACTAAAGTTCTCATTATATGTTCCTGCCTGTTCAAGACTAACTTGATACGCAAGTTGATCCAAACTATTGTCTGTTTCAATAGAATCAATTTGAGCGATTCCAGTATCAATTTCTTCCGAACCATATTCAAAAGTTTTGCACTTCAACTTATATGTAGGCAGATTTTGTACCTGATAAAATGGATCATCATGGTCTACAAAGGTAATCTCAAATAACTTATTACCTCTAGGCCAATATACCAAATCACCTTCATTTGGACGCAAGGATACAATAATATTATTATCAATTGCAACGAACTGTTCCCATCTCCTTCGAGCTACGGTAAAGGTCGCATCATCCTGTATATCCAAACCAAATTTGGTCATGAGTTCTTTCTCACCCTCATAACCGTCTACATTGTCAACGTACATCTCAATGAGATATGCGTCTTCAAACTTACTTAAAACATCTTCGCCAAATAATTCGTCTTCCGATACCATTCTACGAGGAATGTAATAAACATCCTGACCATAGATACGCAACTGCTCTATGATTAAATCTTCATAGAGGTTTTGTTCTGGTCTTGTTCCTGTATCAAAATAAACATTAGTTGGCATTATTTTAACCTATCATATGCATTGGTGGTAACTCATATGCAAGTTGGATTTGTTCTTCTAACTTATTAATCTCTTCTTGCGCTTGAGTATATATCTGTTCACCGTTTAGTGCAACTCCACCCAACATTTGGATGCCTTGAAACTTAGAAAGGTTTGCACCCCACTGTAGTTTAATTAGTTGTGTTGCATACTTCTTCAAAAATATATCATCCCATACATCAACAAATGTTGATGGGTCTAATTTACGATAACATTCAATGACAATATAGTCATCTGCAACAACATCACTCTGCCAATCCATATCCAAATACAATCTATTCTGATGTTGGTTGTGACGAATCTGAGTCTCACCTGTTAAGATGTGATCTAAGAAATCTAAGTGTTGCATAGTCATTTCATAATGTATAATTGATGTTGAACTAAAGTCATACAAGTCATTCAACCTAAGTTGATACTTGACATCGAACATATTTAAATTTGACTTGTCTGTAAAGGGAAATACTTTTACAACAGACATAACTGTGGGTGGAACAGGAATATAATTCTTCTGTTCTTTCCATACTGCTGTTGTAGAACCATCAACGTCTGTTGCTGTTGCAAGAGAGTTGTCTGATCTAGCCCTGTCAATATCCGCTTGAGTAACCTGATACTTTAGATATACTCTTTCAATACCATCGTAATGATACTGTGCAAAATATTGCAATGCTTCATCAATTCTGTCTTCTACTTGATCTGGATCAACATTAATTTCAATCACAGGTTTCCCTAGTGAACGGAGACAGTATTCTTTAAATGTAGTCCTTGTATTTGGTGTTGCCATATCTTTATCCTAAAGCAACCGCTAATGCGATTGCGAACCCTTCCTCTGCACCTTTATTTGCCACTTCAACAATTGTCCCATCTGCTTGTTTCGTATATATCTTTAAGTCAGTAGAGTTGATTGCAATCTCCCCTGCCGCTAAATCACTAGACGATGGAACAGCTGATGCAGTCTCAGAGCGTTTTGGTTTTATTACAGTAGTCATAATTCAATATCCTTAGTAACTACTATTTATGAGTACGTTCCGCCGTCTATTCCAGTAACAGTTACAGCACCTGATGAAACAGTAAAGTTTGCAGAAGCAAATGATGCAACACCTTTATTTGATGCAGTAGCAAGTTCTGCGTCTACTGTAAATGTGTTTGAACTGTCGTTGTATGTTAAATCAATACCTTCTCCTGCTTGGAAAAGTTGTTCGATTCTGTCATCAACTCTTTCGTCTGTGTAGAATAAGTTTCCATTCTCTGCTAAATCACCAGTGTCCAGTGTGATTGAACCACCTAATGCAACAGCTGTTGAATTGATAGTAACAGAACTATTAGCAAGTTTTGCATTTGCGATTGAACCACCCAACATAGCGTTAGTGATACCAAGTGCTTTCACTTGGATTGCATCACCAGAAACTTGTATAGAACTATCATCAACTGCAACGTCAATTGTGTTACCAGTTTTAGTTAAAGCAGCACCAGCCGAAATCTGTCCAGCACCAGAGAACTGTTCAAAGTTAATTGCAGTTGTACCTAGTGTAATTGCACCGTTTGTACTTAGAACATAACCGTTGTCTGCGTTTGCAGTACCTTCTTCTGTGAAAGTGAATGCACCAGAAGTAAGTTCAGAAGCAGCGTCTGCGTCTGGAGTTCTTGTTAGAACAAATGCAGCAGAACCCGAACCTGTTGTGGTAACTTTGTAGAAACCGTTTTGTGCAGCAGTTGATTGGTTTTTTACAAGAACTCTATCATTTACTACAAGAGTAACACCATCTACTGAGATAGCACCGTTAGAAGATGCAGTCAATGTACCAGCACCATTGTTGTATGATGCGGCAAGGTTTGCAGTTGTAGC